TTTTATTAAACATAACATAACTTCTAAAGAATTACTCATTTCCTTGTCCTTACTTACCATCAAATATTTCTCAAAGGTCATTGGTTCGTAGATATTCTCAATAGGACTGTTCATCAAATAATCAATAAAAAGATTGTTGCTGACTGGCTTACGATTTCTACATCATTACAATTGGTATTGATCACTATTTCTATATTATCGGTATACACACTTTATAGACAGGTCTAAGATTCACCCATTTTCCTATGTTTCATCAGACACAGCAAAAGAAGTCTCTTCTTCAGATTCAATAAGTTTACGCAAACGATCAGTGATATCATCACCCTCGAAACCAGAGTTAGGTAACTCAGGATCAAGGACATCCCCGTGCATTAAACACAATTCACAGGGCTCAGATGGAATCTCACCAATACCGTGTGTGTGCTCAGGTTGAATCTTTTTAGGCTTTACCTCCTTCTTTTCTCGCTTCTTTTTCTCCTTCTTTTCAACAACGACCCGGGTACCCGAATGCATCTTACAACACTTAGAACCAGGAGTAGCTCGATTGTTACAAGGTGTACCCCTTCCCGTGATACCTTCACAAATAACTCTTTCTTTTTCTTCTCCCTTGAGAGAAGAGATCTCCTTACGGAGACTCTGAATAGCGCTCAAAATCTCGGTAAGAGTGGTTCCGTCCATTTTTTATACTTGATTTATGGAACTTCGTTGATTAACTTAGGTTTTCTAATAACATAAATCTACATTTTCCTGGTGGTAGGAACCTTAGAAGTTTTAGGCGATGGACCCACCACACTCACAGGTTTTGTTTCAATCTCACGACCTGATGTCTTTTTCTTTTTAGTTTTTAACGTCTTCATTTCCTCTGTATTCTTTTCATTTTTACCACCTTCCGTGTAAAAAGAACTCTGCTTGCGTCTAAACACCATCATCGTGATCAAAATCGCAATAACGATAGCAATACCGTATAAAATTTGGGTCTTATATTGATTGAAAAATGAATCATTACCAGTATTTACTGTGGGGCGGTTACCGTTAAGTGGTCCTGGTTGTGCTGCAGTGGCATATGGCTCCATTTGTATATTATATGTATACATTTTTATCAAAGGGGTATTTTGATAGAAATATTTGATATTTATTATATTTCAACATGATCTTGTGTGTTTATTCCTCGTCATCAGATGAGTCAGAGTCGGAGTCGGACTCATAAGCCTCGACACCATCCTCACCCTCCTCACCCTCGTATCCCTCGACACCTTCCTCTCCTTCTTCTTCACCTTCACCTTCACCTTCAAGGTATTCAACGAACTTCAACTGTCCTGAAAAGTAAAGTACGAGCATGGTAACAGCGGCACCAAGAGCCATGTACATAGCTATTTCCTGGGTTTGGTTCTTCATATTATACTAACTACAAATATTTTTTTTCTCATGATATAATATAATATAATGTCACGCCCAATCGTAAGCGTTGCTGTAGAATCGATAATAATAGGAATGATGAATGTAGGGATTTTTTATAGCCTGAAATATTTTACAAAATTGGATATAGTATGGCTATTGTTTATCACAGGTGCTATGATTCATCTCATTTTCGAGTATACAGGGGGTAATAAATGGTGGTGTACACAAACCTATAAAATATGAATATGAGGTTCAAGTTCCCCGATCTCATTCTCTAAGTCGTTACGTGCACCCTGGTTAAGTAAATTGTGTCGGTCCAGGTAGCCCTTATAAAATAGTCGTTCGTCTGGGATTCTTACCCCACACGCACGAAGGTTCTCCATAGTATAACTCCTCAATCTGATACCCAACTGATGCGCTTTTTCCTTGATCGCATCCCTCTTGACCACCTCTGTTATATTTTTCCGAATTTTAAACATTTTAATGTGCTTTCGCTTCAGTTTGACCTGCTCTTCCATACAAATTATCCCCGCCTGGTTTTCAGCCCATTCGTCGTCGTCGATTTCTGTATGTATCCTAGGCATGAAAGGGATAACCAACCTAGGTCGTCTCATATCAACTGCGGGTGGATCCCTATTCTGGATGTCCTGGTGAATGTTCTTAAGGTTATTGCACATCTTCAAGTAATTTCCTTCTGGAATCGACTCGGAGATGTGGTCGAGTTGCTCCATGAGTTGCGTGAGATCTTCCATTTTTCACTTACTTTTCGATTTTATTGTTACCAACTTAGGTTTTTAACCTTTTGATCACAGCTGTGATTGGTGATACGGGAATATCTCCTGGGGTTTTTACATGTCATCTAATCTGTCGTCAGACTGCTCCAACCATTCAATTTTTTTCTCGATGGCTGAACGATACTTGAATCGGAAATCATTCTCCGCGTTCACAAACGATTGACACATTGAACGCAGATCCTGATCGGTAAACTCAATTACAGTTTCTTCGTCATTGAGACCATTCATGTAACAATAGTGCTTGATGACTCTGTCCCTCACTTTTTTGGTGATACGCCTAATAGGTTGTGAGTCCATGATTTCCCTTTTAAGGTAGTTAATCTGTCCATGTAAGAAGTCACTGTCGACATTAAGAGATTTATCAAAGTAATAGTCATAGAAATACCCATATGTCTCCTCTGATGGACCGATGTGAGGTATGTTAAAGTCATCATAGTCAAAGAAATACACGGGGTCTACCCTCTTGTTATACGCATTCTTCAGATGTTTACATAGTTCGAGGTAGTCTCCTTCGGGTAAAATATTTGAATGCCCGTCAATTATCTGCATAACTCGAAGTAAATCATCCATGCTTAAACATATTGATATTAATTTGTCTAAGTAAGTTAACAAATGAGAGATTATGGGGGGTATTCCAAGAAAGTACGTTACATTCACAAACGTGTGAACGAGAACTCGATTTACTCGTAGATGATTAACAAAAGTGTGTTCGTAACTGACCTGCGTGTCGGATTGCAGCACTTCTTGTCATTTCAGGGTCATTTTCAACTTCTTCTTCATTTAAGAACCTCACTTCATCATCATAATCCTCCTCATCCTCTTCCTCCTCCTCATCATCTTCACATGCTAAACATTCTCCGTCAAACATGTGACAGATGTGTTCACCATTTTCAACCATTTTACGCACATCGGGGTCGTGCATGATATCGTCATCATCATCACACTCTACACGTTTTTTTATCTTTTCAGTTTCAAGTTCTTTGACGCGTTTCTGAAGTCTACTAATTTCATCGTCGAGTTCCTTATTAGTCCACTCGTCAAAAGCATTAGACGTGGTGATTGTTTCCGCATTCGCGTACCATTCGGGGGGTGGGTCGCTTCGGGTGAGGGGTGGTGACGGCATTTCAACGAAAATACCGGGAGGGAGTGGGTGGCTTCGGGAACATCCCATGTTTATGATGAAAATTACATATATTGTTACAAACTTAGGTGCTATTTTTCTAAAGAACTGTCCGACCGGTCGTGAATACATATGTATCAAGGTCCCAGTAATCACGGCATTCACGGTCACATAAGAAACCACCAATTAGATATTCTCTCTGTATACACGCCTTCTCTAAGGTATTCATCTTTTCCTCAGATTCCTTGACCTTCTTCGCTGCATTTTCCACTTCTGAGTTCCATTTCCTGTGAGACTCTTCCTTGTACTCCTCGTAAATCTGCTTTTCAAACGCGGGAAGTTTTTGGAGTGTTTTGAGGGAGAGATCGTCCTGGCAGATGAACCCACGTGACGCAGATACCTTCTCAGCCTCGGTTCCAATTTCAAACACGATCATCTTCATACCGTATTCCGTCAGCTTCTCCCATGTCCAGAAGGCGAATTGATCGGTGCAACCACAAACAAGTTCCCTACTATCACGGGTGGGAGTCCAGAACTTATTGGTCTTATCACACCAGGTCATGATAGCCTGACCCTTTCGCCACGTAGTCATACGCTTGATGGGGGTACATTCACGTCTCGTCTCCTTGTCCCACTTCTTGAGAACCTTGTACTCCGCGTGCATCTGCTTCACTAATCCAAAAATTTCATCTCTGAGCTTCTGGTATTCTAGCTCTCGAAGCCGTCGATTTTCAACGGTGGGAACCTCGAAGTCACTGTCACTGTCATCATCACTTTCAAATTCTGAATCATCGTCACTGTAATAGAAAGTGTCTTCGTGGATCGGTTTGTTGCCGTTCATGTGGTCATGAACGCGTTTCATTTGATCTGCCATCTTCAGATAGATACCATCAGGGATCTGACTGGCGATTTCGTCGATGCATGCCATGAGGTTTTGGAGGTTTTCCATGTTTTTCTTGAAAAATATAATTTCTAGCCTTCACTTAGGTATGGAACACATACGAAAGATCATGGAAATCATGGATGATGATGAGATGTTCCCAACTAGGAATGAGTGGGCGTATGTAAAGATATCAAATGAACTCAAGAAATTACATTTCAAAGTAAAAGAACTATCAAGGTTCACCCCAGCTACAATAGACCCCTCGGCACCCCCTCGTATTATTAGACATGCGTGGCGGGACCTCCGTACTTTACGTCTCAGACCGAGGCGTTAGATATATTAAATTTATGACTTTATTTTGTAGAATAATATCTAAAATCCCTACGTGCATCTGAACCACGATTTACAAACCACATGAGTTCATCGAACCCATATGTTGCGTTAAGTTCACGCCAGTAAAGTTTTGAAGCTTCTCGTATTTGTCTGAAAATTGCGAATTTTACTTTATTATCTGGATCCTTCTCGTGTTCAATAAAAGCATCTCTGAGACTATCGGTAGCTGAAATCCATTTATGACACCCGTTGAGTGCATCTGATGTCATTATGAAATTTTCACTCACGACATCAGGTGTAACGACTAACATGTTTCGGTTTTTATTGAGTTGTTTCATACATTCACACATTCGAATGTAGTCACCCTCGGGTATTAATTGAGAATTTTCGTCGATGAGACTCATGAGTTCTTCCATTCTTTCTTAACATTACAAGTATTTCTATTCACTTAGGCTTACTTCAACATCTTGATGCATTCCCTGTCTTGGTGGGGGGTAGTATGCACCTGGTTCAACTGGGTCAGACCACTCTTCATGTAACTCACGTAAAAATTGATTCAACCCCGGGTTCTCAAGCTCTTCGTCATCGTCAAGTTCTCTCCATCGTTGATGAAGTTGTTCTCTATCCCGTTGAGCGGCTGTATCAGGATCGGATGGTAGTCGGTCAGATGTTGGGTGAAACACTGGAGGTCCTTGTGATGTTTCATCACTCACCCACATAGGGGTAGTTTGGTCTAGAAAGGATGGCGGCTTCACGTGTTCTCGTAACTCCTGGATAGTATCACACAACTGTAAATAGTCCCCCTCTGGGATATTTTCCGAGTTCTTGTCAACAAGCTCCATTATTTTATGGAAAAGGTCCATGTTTATTACACCTTGTTATCCCATCATCTCTATTTTACTTAGGTTTTGAAAAGAGTTAGAACTCCCTTTTATATTTTTTCAATTTGTTCATACTCGCGAAACAACACTGTAATATCATCACCACGATATTTAGCCTGTCTCACCTTTGCAACAAAAAAGCCATCTTCTCGAAACCGTGTACGTCATCTTTTATCTCTACGAAGGATAATAACCTTTTACACTTCGTAATGAGAGTTTCTAAATCCCGGTGTCTTTCCATTTGATAGTTTCTCTCCAATTCAATGTATATTTTTTCACCGCATTCATTTACAGTTTCAATGATTTCTCCGTTTATGGGAACAGGTTTCGGGGTAAAGAAAGCTGCGACCGAGTGTAGGAAACCGAACGACATTTTGTAGGAGTAGCTGGGGGGGTAATCGGAGTTGTACAGTACAGGACTTCTTTCCAGATGATTCGTTGTACGTCTGGGCAGAGAGGCGCTGTCGCTTGAAGAAAGGCGATTCTAAGTTCGTCTGTGGATAAACCAGGGATTCCTAATGGAACACTCGAATAAACGAATAGTTCGTTTATAGGGAGAATGTATTCAGTCATTGTTTGATATTCCATCGCTACCATGCCCACTTAGGTGCTGTTCACGGTCAATTGATATTTTCTCAAGTTCAACATCGAGTATGAAACGGTACGGGGCATCCCATAGTGCACATTTCACCCATGTATAAACATTGGAGATGTAATGAGGACTCATAGAAATGAGAACTTGAATAACAGCTTGGATATAAATCATTGTTTATTAACTTTAGTAGTCATCTTTTTATATCCTTTAAAAACTCTAATAGTATCGAGAACTGTACCCACGGCCATAATGGTTATGATCGTAACCGCCTTTGTTCCGATAGAAAGTGGCATAATATAATCTCTGGTGATATTAGAAATGTCGCTCGACGACACACCAAAAAAAGTTCAGTATGTTGTTTTGGATTCCGAATTTGTGAATGGAACGAATAATACATTTTCCCTAGACCTTACCCTAAAGTCAAACACACATGTGGAAGATATGAGCCGAGTCATAGGGATTAAGATGGTTGATTTCTACGTAACCCAGATTGGTGAGAATGATTCAAATCTTAATACGAACATTGCAAAATATATAGATGTTGTATGCCCGGACGTTCCAAAAGTAGCACAGATGTTGGACGAACGAAGTGGACAACTCCTAGCGAGAATACCATTGGAAAGACACTTCGTGGGTGCGAGTGGGATTGTCATACGAGATAAACAATGGAAAAGTTTCAATCCACCAACTCGATATTTTAATCCTATATCGATAAAACGACTAAATTTCAAATTATACGAACAACAAGATGATGGTGATTACCTAACCCTTCAACCAGATGCTCGCTGGTTCATGGTTCTCGAAATCACAACAGTGAATGTAAAAGAAAAACCCGTCAATAAAGAAGCACAGATTTTAGTACTATTGGAAAAGTTACTCCAAAAACTTGACAATCTAAACCAAAATGTTCAGAAATTACCAGATAAACCACCAGATGAAACCCCAAAAATATTCATTTGGACTACTTATTGCTATACTGGTATCATTGTTTGGTGGCTTCTTGTGGTGGGTTAATAAATCTCCCACGTAAAAACAGAGTGTTTAATACCCCATATTAACACCAGCTATACTCACGAGACCCCCGCCAGTATCTCCTGTTACGTACTCCACGAAGATACGGTACTGCCCCGTACCGGTTAAGTTTGCTGTTGGTGTCAGAGTAACCGTCGTTGCAGTAGTGGTCACAGCACTACTCCAAGGATTTGACGTTGTATCACCGAAAACAGAGGTGGCTCCCTTAGCGATGTTTAGGGGACTCGCCGTCGCCCCACCTAACCGTCCACCCGAAACGTCAATAGTGAGCGCACTCATTTCGACATCGGATTCGATGAGATGCGCCGTTATTTTAGCGGAAAACGCATGGTTTGTAAACACTAGCGCGATACCCGGTTTAGTTCCAGCAGTGATGGAAGCCTTGTGGGAATAGGTCTTCTTTGTGACTCCACCGGTGTTAGTGACAAGACCCCCAGCGATCGTGATAGTCGAGAAATTGGCTGTATTCGAACCTGAAATTGGTCCGAAGTGGGTCCCCGATACCGTAGTCGCCGTCACAGTTCCAACAACATCGAGGGCTGTTCCAGGGTTTGTCTTACCAATACCAACTCTACCGTTAGTATCGAAGTGTACGTTTGTCTCTTCCACCAGTTCGCCGGCACCTGTATACGCCAGTGCACTCGCCGTAATGTTCCCACCACGGATAGGTTGTATGACACATGAGTTAGTAGTGGTATTGTTCACCTGTAACCCAGTGGCGTTAATGACTATGGAATTAGCAGCCTGACTGGTCAGACCAGCATTAGCACCCAATGCGACGGCGTTGGCTCCTTGGGTGGTCAGACCAGCATTATACCCAACAGCGACGGCGTTGGCTCCTTGGGTCGTTTTACCCGCCTGTGTTCCAATGGCGACACCATGGACTGATTGAGCGGTCAAACCCGCCTCAAGTCCTATTTGCACACGCGTCGCCACCAAATCGGGTATATTCACACGCGCCAAGTTTGTGAGTCCTGACCCATCACCGGCGAACTTGATCGATTGTAGGGTACCCGTAATCCCCGTGTATTTCAACTGATCATCCGAGAATAAGCCACGGTTACCAGTTAAGTTATCATTTGGTCCGAAAATAACTCGTCGAGTAGCTGGTAGTAGAGTCTGGACAGTTATGTTCACATTCGTTGCGTTCACTGCAGTCGTCGCATTCGTCGCGACCCCGGTGAGTGGACCCGAGAAGTTGGTTGCCGTCACAGTTCCATTAACATCGAGGGCTGTTGTGGGTGAGGCGGTCAAGATACCTACATTACCAGATGTATAAGAGATGTTATTACCCGATGTAATCCAAATATCGGAACCACCGATAACAGCGGAAGATGGAATATTTATAAGACCCGAACCATCACCTGAAACACTCGTCGTCGTTAAAACCCCAACATTCGCCGTTCCATGTACGTCAAGTTTATATCCAGGTGTATTCGTCCCAATCCCAACCTTAGATGTTAGGGTGTCCACGAACAGATTGGCGAAACCAACTTCGAGGTTGGAGGATGTGTATACATTCCCTTCCACGTGGAGGGTCGCCTGTGGTGTTCTCGTCAGAATACCAACCTTAGATGTTCGGGTGTCCACGAATAGATTCGCGAGACCAACTTCAAGGTTCGAGGTTGCGTACACGTTTCCCTCGACATGGAGACTCGCATCCACCGGGTTCGCACCAATGCCGACTCTACCCAAATTATAATTAATATCTGTAATACTCAAATTAGTCCACTGGGATTGAAATTGGACACCAGTTGCACCTCTGATTTCTCCAACAAAATACCAAAAACCCACTTTCTGAAATTATCTCTTCAGCTTTAATGGTTTTCTTTCCCATATATATTTTAACGAAGATTTTAATGAAGTTGAATTCTACATACACATTGTGATAATAACTGAGATGTATGTAAAATGGAATGAGTGATAAAGTTTATACGACCTACACAGAAACAACCTTCTTCTTAACGAGAGCTTTCTTGGTGGAAGAGACGACCTTCTTGGTAGCTTCGGGTTCGACGACCTTCTTGGTAGCTTCGGGTTCGACGACCTTCTTGGTAGCTTCGGGTTCGACGACCTTCTTGGTAGCTTCGGGTTCGACGACCTTCTTGGTAGCTTCGGGACCAGCGACCCCCTGAACACCACGAGGACCAGCGGGACCGGCTGGACCAGCGGGACCGACGGAACCGACGGAACCGACGGAACCCGAACCACCGGCACCGCAGTTGTCGACGATCTTCAATAGCAGGTCGAAGAGGCGACCCTTATCGATGCGAACACGCATCATCTCCTGTTCAATCTCTTTGCGTAGTGTTTCCATTGTATTATATATAAAAGAAAGATTATCTTTAAATCAAATGATCATCATAGGTCCTCATGCTAAAACGGGTATCGGACAACATGCGATGAAATATGTAAATCTATTTCTACCTGATGGTCAATACTGTGAGATAGGTAAACCATTACCTGAGACTGAACACGGACTGATATTTGTGATTCCAACACCTAATCAAATTGAATATATCAAGTATGCGAAATCCCGTGTTAAGAACCTGTCCTGTATGACTGTATGTGAAACTGAGACCGTTCATGAAGATTATGGTCTGATCATGAAAGAGTTTAAGAAGGTCGCCGTTCCCAGTGAATTCTGTAAAAGGGTTCTCTCCCGGCAGTTCCCTGATAATGAGTTCTACGTTATTCACGCCCACATACCACAACCAAAGGAAAAACCATATACATTTTATCATATCGGAAATATCATGGACCCTAGAAAGAAGTTTAAGGACATTCTTCAGGCTTTTGTGCGACTGAATGAACCAAATACACGTCTCGTTATTAAAGCCACGAGTAATCAAGCTGTGCAGATTAATTTTCCACGGGTCGAAGTCACCAATACGATGTTATCTGAGGATGAGATGGATGATCTTCACCACCGATGCGATTGTTACGTGAGTTTTTCACACTCTGAGGGTGTTGGTATGGGTGCCGTTGAAGCAGCGATGCGAAATAAACCGGTGATCATCACGAATTATGGTGGTGCACCCGAATACATAAAAACACCATATACGATTGACTGTGAACTTCAAGAATTGGAGAATGATGATTTTCTCTTCAAAAAGGGTATGAAATGGGGTAACCCAAATTTCGACCAACTCTTGGAGTTCATGAAGCATGCGTACGATAATCGTGTCCGTTATATGGATCACGAACACACGAAACAATTAGTGGGGAGGGAGAATGTTCTAAAGGAATTCATCTTGAATGTAATTGGTAGCAAAGACAATGAGACCGACAAGGATAGTTCCACTCATGACTGAGTCTCGTTGAGAAATTAGGGACATCACAATATCATCGATGAATCCAATACCGCTTGGTTTGGTAACGACGCGGGGTATGATTGTGCTTATAGCGATATATAAAGTCATCGCTATTATTACAGGTCTAAGACTCTCTTGATCTAACATCGTTTTACATTACTCGTCTATTTTAATTTTGCTAATGTCCACCTTTTTACCGAGCACACCCTTGTCGACCCTGTGTTTTTTACAGAAGTCTCCACACACCGCTTTGAATGAACACCGTTTACCAGCCATTGTCGTAGCTAAACAAATATTATTGTTCTTTCGCTGTTCATTTACGAGGGTGGGTGCTTTATCGATCATGATAATTTGTCGATCACTCTTCTTCTGTTCAGCCTGTTTGTATTTCATTTTCATCTTCCATGTCGCATCAGCGAGGTTGTAGCATTTATCATTCGCCTCACTGACTCGGTACATCTTAGCTGCGTCAGTGAGGCAACGTTCCCACATAGAGTCTCGGATGACTTGCATTTTGTATATTGTTGGTTTTTACAAATAAATACTTAACTTAGGCGTCTCCTCCGATTTCAGCCAAATACATATCAACTTGTCCGGAGAAGCCTGAGAATTTCTCAGCAGTTTTTTTAGTAACCATGTCTTGTACATTCGTGACATGTTCGGTAAACTTCTTCACATCTATACCCGTCGCGTTATGAATCTGTGAATCCGATGATATTTCTTTCGCTGCGTAGAGATATGCGACTGCATAATTCGCATGAAGTATCGCTACGACTGGGGACGTATCCTGTTGTGCAACTGTTGCGTATCGTGCCGATTGCCGAACCATTTTTTGTAAAGACTGTTTCATACCACGTGACCCATTTTGCATCATCAAGATGAGAATGAATATGACAATGATAAAGTACGCGTACATGCCTTCTTAACGTATATCGAGAAAATTATCGATTCACTTTATTCGAAGGTTTTTTCTTCAAAATGACGAAATTAATATCCTGGCGACGGATGCCAGAGCTCTGATCCACCGGGTTCTTAAAAGGAATTTGTTATCGTGGGCTCTGTACGCCTCCCCCATGTTCATATTGGCGAGTCTCTTGAAACTGTTTGGTGTGACGTACTGATTGAGGTTACCAGCCTTAAACTGTATGACTTTATCACCATTATTGAATTTATCACCGTTGTTTGAATTTCTGTTTGGCATGTTATTGACAAGTTTCTCGCGCCAAGGAATACGTGAAACGTTGGAGTTCGACATTTGTTATTAGCAAAGATTTTAAGATCAAACACAAACACTAAATAAAATATTATTAAATATTAGTCGGTATGATATCATCTCTTAACCTAAGTTAAGAAAAGAATGTGATAAAGTATATCATTTATAATGAATATTCCTGTGTGTGAAATCGGTACATACCTTTTACCTTCTACTGAAATCATTTTGAAAGATGGAGGAATAGATGAAAACTTTGATGAATGTATATGCTATGAATGTTCTAAACAACCAATCGTGTCACTGCAGTGTGGACATATATATCACAAGGAGTGTATTTCAAAGTGGATTGAAAAGTGTGAAGCGGTAGGTCCTACGTGCCCACAATGTAGACACTTGATGATTAAAGGAGATTATAAGTTTTGGTTTAAACTTGGACGTGAAACGTGTAATATGAGAAAATGGGGTGACTATTGTCAATCTATTATATATGCAAATTTTGGATCGTCTTCAAAATACTCAAAAGTGTTTCCCTCACTTTTAGGTGTTCAGGCAAATCTAGATAGTTTATTACAACAAAGTTATGACTATTCCGAAGATTCTGAATTCAACGAACATCTAAAGAAGTATTTACGGGTAACAGGTAACGTGTCGTGTACACAAGTGTTTTATTGTATTGGTACTATCATAAATCCTGATACCCCTCGTCGTATTGGAAAATATCCCAAAACAATTACACAACACCAAAAGGATTATATCGATGAATTTAGAAAGCGATGTAATAAATTCCTGGGGTATTTGAATTTCATTGCTGAAAACATACCAAAACCTAAACATACAGACCGTTGGCAGTGGAACAGTGGTAGAAAAATGAATTCGTTGGACGAATTTAAGGGTACCGTGAAAAAATTGAAAAAATGCTATGACAAGTTGACACTTTTAGATGAAATAAACCTAAGTTAGAGATTTGAATTGTAATAAAACTAAGAAAGTATGGAAAGCGTCCAAAAACTCACTCACATCGAACACGTTCTCAAGAGACCTGACTCCTATGTCGGTCCAGTTGAATTGGGTACAGAACCCTACTGGATTCTCAATGGTGAAAAGTTCTCCAAGAAGAACCTCAAGTACTCCCCGGCTCTCTTGAAAATATTTGATGAAATACTGGTCAACGCCATCGACCGCAACTCTCTCCATCCCAAGCATGTCAGTTCCATCTCTGTGACCATCGATAAGGAATCGGGGTCTGTGACCATCGAGAATAACGGTCCTCTCGGTGGGATCTCCGTAAAAATGCACGAGAAGGAGGGTTTATGGAACCCCGAACTCGTCTTTGGACACCTCCTCACGAGTACCAACTATGATGATACCCAAAAGCGTATCGTCGGTGGTCGTAACGGGTATGGAGCCAAACTGGCTAACATCTACTCTACTGCATTTTCTGTGGTCATCAAAGATCATGAGACGAAGCAAACCTATACCCAATCGTGGTCTAAGAACATGACTGTCTGTGACCCCCCAAAAATCAAAAAACATTCAGGTGCTACGTCATCTGTCGCCATCACTTTTACCCCCGAGTGGAAACGATTCGGGATGTCCAAGATGGACGATACCATCTACAGTATCTTCCAAAAGAGGGTATGGGATGCAAACATCTGTACCACACAAAACTGTAAAGTTAAGTTCAACGAGGACGTTCTCACCAAACAAACATTCGAGACCTATGCGAAGATGCATGAAGGTGTCGAAGATGTGTATTCGTTAAACACAGACCGATGGTCAGTGTGTATCGGACCCGCTGAGAATGGTATGGAACAAGTTTCATTCGTGAATGGACTCTGTACGAATAAGGGTGGAACCCATGTCGACCATGCCGCGAACCTTATCGCTAACGGTATCATCGATGAAATGGCGAAGAAGATTAAGTTGAAACCTCAACAAGTTAAGAATACTTTTACGATCTTTGTTAAGGCAACCCTCGAGAACCCAACATTCTCCAGTCAGGTGAAGTCTGAATGCACCTCCAAGTCTCAAAGTTTTGGGAGTAAGTTTGAAGCACCTAAAAGTTTTATCAAGAACGTACTCAAGACTGGAATCGCCGAGGAACTCCTGGCACTCTCCAGATTTAAGGAGATGAAGGAACTTCAAAAGTCTGATGGAGCCCGCAAGTCTAAGATTACTGGTATACCCAAATTGGATGACGCAAACAAGGCTGGTACAGCACACTCGAAGGATTGTACTCTCATCGTCACAGAGGGTGACTCGGCAAAGACTCTCGCGGTCGCGGGTCTCTCGGTTGTGGGTCGCGACCACTATGGCGTCTTCCCACTCCGTGGTAAGTGTAAGAATGTCCGAGATGTTTCCGTAGCCCAACTCACATCGAACCAGGAGTTCAATGATCTCAAGAAGATTTTGGGACTCCAACAGGGTAAGGAATATAAGAATGTCTCCGATCTTCGCTATGGGCGTTTAATGATCATGACAGATGCTGATAATGATGGATCCCATATCAAGGGTCTCATCCTCAACATGATTCATTATTTCTGGCCCAGTCTTTTGAAACTTGGATTTGTTGTGAGTATGGTGACCCCGATCATCAAAGCTACGAAGGCTTCACAAACCAAGTCCTTCTACACAGACTCCGCGTTTAGGACCTGGTATGGAGATGGGAAACAAGGGTGGAAGATTAAGTACTATAAGGGTCTCGGTACTTCTACATCAGCTGAAGCTCGGGAGTACTTCAAGAAGATTCAGGACCTCACGGTCAAATTCGATGTGGATACAATGACCGATGATTCAATTATTCTTGCTTTTGATAAGAAAAAGGCTGACGCGAGGAAGTTATGGCTTTTGGAGAACACTGCGAAAGATGCTGACCAACTCGAAGTCCCGTATGGGAGTGTGAAGCAATTGGACATCTCTGATTTTGTGCACAAGGACTTGGTCAATTTCAGTCTCGCAGATCTCAAGCGGTCTATCGCACATATGGCGGATGGTCTCAAACCCTCACAGAGGAAGGTGATGTTCGCGTGCTTCAAGAAGAATCTCAAGGATGAGATGAAGGTTGCACAATTGGCGGCATTTGTGGCTGAGAAGAGTGCGTACCACCATGGTGAAGTTTCCCTAGCGGATACGATCGTAAAGTTGGCGAATGACTATACGGGGTCGAACAATATCAATCTTTTGGAGCCTTGTGGTCAATTCGGTACGAGACTCATGGGTGGTAAGGATGCGTCTCAAACAAGGTACATCTTCACGAAGCTTACCAAGGATGCGAGAAAGATCTTTGATCCTAGGGACGATGCTGTTCTCAATTACCTGGATGATGATGGTCGCTCGATCGAACCAGACTTTTACATGCCCACTCTACCGATGGTTTTGGTGAATGGGACGGAAGGTATTGGTACAGGTTTCAGTTGCTATGTACCCCCATTCAACCCAGATGATATCAAGGAGAACATTAAGAGATATCTCAAGGGGGACGAAATCGTGAGTATGCGACCTTGGTTCAGGGGGTTCAAGGGAGTTGTTCACAAAGAGGAGGATACATGGATGATGGAAGGTGTATGGAACTGGTCTGGAAGCAATATTGTGGTGACTGAACTCCCACCAGGTCGCTGGACACAAGATTATAAGGAGTACCTAGATGGTCTCGTGGAAAAGAAAATGATTGGTGGATACGTCAATAACTCAACAACGGAAGATGTTCATTTTGAAATTATGGAGTATGCGGGTAAGGATCTCCTCAAGGACCTCAAGTTGAGGAAGACTTTCCGTGTCTCCAACATGCACCTCTTCCATCCCACCAAAGGTATTCACAAGTACGCAAGCCCCGAAGAGATTCTTCAAGACTTTATCGATCTCCGACTCGAACATTACAAGATGAGGAAGGCACACCTCATCGATGTCCTCGAGAAGCGGGTGGGTATGTGTGACCATAAATCGAAGTTTGTATCCATGGTCATCGAGGGGAAGTTGGTAGTCTTCAAAAGGAAGAAGGCTGAACTCGAGACGGAGATGTCCTCAATCTTTCCCAACATTGATGGGAATTTGGACTACCTCCTCAATACGAGGACGGTGGAGTATACAGATGAACGCGTCAAAGCGCTCATGGATGAGGCGGCGCAGGCGAAGGAGGATCTAGAGAAGATGTTGAAGACGAGTCACATTACGATGTGGAAGAATGATATTAAAAATATGTAAACAATAGTAAGCATGGGTGAAGCCGCTAAGATTTCCCTAAAGGCTATTGGAAAACAAGATACACATTTGCTTTCCAAAGACCCTAAAAATTCCTTATTTAAATATGAAACGAAGAGACATTCCGAATTTAGAAAATATCATAATGTACACACCGTAACACAAGGGATTGCAGCGACCTGGCCATTCGGTGAAACGATCCGAGTTGAATTGAAACCCCAATACATGGGGGATCTCTTAAATAATGTGTGGATCCAACTGACATTACCAAAATGGGGGTTTGATGATATCATCTTTAACGAAACTTTACAGAAAATGTTGTTCAGTGGTCAAACTTTAGCACAATTTGGGTACCCGACGTTTAGGGAATGGTGGCTCGCAGGTGCCCCGAATTTAGCCGGAATTATCCTCCCCGTCTTCCAGTTCCCAGATTTCAAATACTTTTTGTCATTTGAAAAACAGTTCAATAACTTAATTTTTACGTTTCTTCCCGTAGAATTGTTTACTATCAATACGGATTTTACTGCGACTGTATTGGTTTCATTATTGCGTATTCTAAGTAATGATCCAAACACAACCCCTGGTGTAGCACTTGTTAATACATTAGCGATTAATCAGGCAACCACCGCAATTCCAATTGGTATCATTAATGTACTCAAGGGGATTTCAGTGGATCTTTCAGATACTTTGGTATTGTCCACTCTCAGTCTCGGTACACCCATACTCACAGCACTGATACAAGTCCTAAACATGGATGTGGCTGTGACCCCTGGTCCAGAACTTCTTACTACATTGGGAATTGATGATACAACTTCAACGATTCAAATCAGTATTATTAATGTACTCAGAGGGATTAGAGTAAATATTCCGGGTGATGTGGTCCTATCAGCTCTCAGTCTCGCTACACCTGTATTCGTTGCACTGTTAGGTATTCTAAACGGAGATGGTAATGATCCCGATCCAGTCACTGCACAAAATCTACTTACAGCACACCCATCGACTCCATCCTATATTATTGATGTAATCAGTGGCGTATCACCAGTAACTAGAGGCACCGCAGTAAGACCCAGAGAAGTTGGGGCAGATATTACAGATGCCTTGATATTGTCCCAACTCGTTACAAGTGTATTCGCAGTACTCCCAGAAACCATCAAGAGTATTATCTTAAGAGACATACCACTACCTTCGTTTACACTACCTGAGATTGCGTATTGGGCATGGGATATGCAATTACTTGGTCGTAAACTAATCAAAAATATCAAATTTAAAGTGGATACTCAGATAGTCGAAGAAATAACCGCAGATTGGTGTATCATTCACGATAATATGTACACCACTGACTCACAAAAAATGAGCGCAAATACACTCTATAATCGAAATATAACCGGGGGTGAAACGTCTCAACCGTCAGCCCCAAAACATTAGCACAGAGTAACGATTGTGTTTATTCATATACCGTTCTTCTTTTCACATAATTACGGTGGTGACGCATATTCAGAAAACAATCAAAATAAAACACCATTCCCGTTGTGTGCCATTCATAAACAGAAAATTACACTTGAAATTGAGTTTTTCAAGCAGTCCTTCTTCACACTGTATAACCAGCGTGTACCGGATAATTTAAGTAGCCGAGGTCTCCCGGCAATACCTCCACCTAAAAATATACAGAATTTTAAAGTCATCACAGAGGAAATCGCACTTTCACCCGAAGAACGTCTATATTTCACCCGACCGAATAACGAGATTACATATGATTTCGTAGTTAAACATTCCAGTATCCCCCTTGAAACGGGAAAGCGAGAATTCATCGTACAATTGGAACCAAATATTCCCGTCAAATGTTTCCATTGGTTTTTTAGATATGCGGGATATGAAGATGATAATGAGTATAGGAGTTTACCTGTAGACGACCCAACTCATGTAAATGAATGGTACTACTCGACTACCGCCAATCGTTACAACTTTACACGGGGGCAGCTCAAGGATAAATCCGAACCACATATCTTAAAAAGTGCTTATTTCACACTAAACGGTGAACGCATCCCAAACGTATCGAATAACGACCGAGAATATTTTTTCAGTTACGTCCCCTCACGGGCGAAAATGGCGAGGTCAGCGACTGATATAGCGAATAACTATCTTTTCGAACCACCCATACCCAATTATTTACTTAATTATATTTACTCGTACAATTTCGCACTATTCCCTAAAAGTACTTCACTTTCGGGGTTTCTCGACTTTTCAGCCATACAATCAGAAAAGACCAATTTACACTTAGAATTGGTGAACAATCTCGACCTCAAATACGGTAACGGGAAGAGTATCCAGAACCCGGAATATAAATTTCATATGTACTACACGGGTTATAAAACACTCGTCTTCAGCAATGGGTCTTTGTTACAAACTTAAAAATAAAAAGTATAGATAAGTAGAGATGGCAGGAAAACTGATATTAGGTACTACTGGGATACAGGATATGTATGTGACAGGGAACCCGACCTATTCTCATTTCTCTGGTATTTTTAAGCGACATACGAAATTTGCATTCGATGTTAGAGAACACCCGTTACTCGATGCAAAATTCGACCAGGATACGATATGTATCATACCAGTAGATATGGGGGATCTTCTCACGAACCTGACGCTTAGATATAAATTCTTCTTCAAGGCATCTGTATCAAATACTTACCCAATGGGTGGTGTCACACCTACAGCGGCAAACCCAACTGGTAATTATGATGATCCATTCACGCCCACTGTCGGTATCCACGCCATCGAGTATGCAGATCTCATTATAGGAGGGACACACATTGAACGACTCACGGGTGACTGGATTTATCTGTACCATAAGTATCACGCAACTGATTATAATTTTAGGGATACCATCGTTCCCATGACAACCGCAAAAGAAGATCCCTATGGTTCAAACAACGATAACGTGTGGACCTTACGACAGATGTACCTTGATTTACCGTTTTATTTCTATAATAATCTACCAGCTTCCATCTTGTTATGTAAACTCACGAAACAGGATTGTTACATCAGAATTAAGTTCAAGAGTTTGGATAAAATTGTTCGACCGTACTTGACTCCATTCGTGACTGAGGCGAAAATAGAAACGGCATCCTTGTTGGCGACATATGCGTACCTTGACCAAGACGAATTGAGTTATTTGAAAAGTACACCGATAAACCAATTGATCACACAGATACAATTGAAAAGGCATGATATACCAAGGACAAGGGAGGAGGATGAGATTACTTTACGTTTTCACCATCCAGTCAAAACAATTTATTTTATCGCATCGAAGAAATCGAGACGGTTTGCATATCATGGTAATGAAACATTGTTACAGTACATGCTCAATACAAAAATCAAAGAAATGGAAATGATCATAAACAATACACCTCTATTCAAGGAACCCTTTTCGAAAATGGTCTATGAAAATAGCCTCACAAACTCGATTTCCGGGGTAAATGTGGATGTGTCGTTCGATGGTTTAAGTATAGTCGATGGGGATGTCGTGTACAGTAACGTAAATGATTCACAATCATATGTTCGTTTTCAACTAGAAACACGTGACCAGATCGGGAGTTACTCCTTCGCCCTCTACCCCTTAGATAACGCACCATCCGGGCATTTGAATTTCAGTCGTATAATCGACCAGAGGTGTAGAATAAAATTGGATTATTCAGATCCATTCTCAGCAGAAGAAGGTGTATCAACGGATCCAGAAAGTAATGTTACAGAAGTTCAAATTTACGCGAAGAGTTACAATATACTCCACTATTCAAGTGGGTTATCTGGCTTAAAATATTAATGATACATATTATATATGGCGGGTCGAGTCCTGATCGCAGCGATAGGTGAGTTAGATAGCTCTTTAAGCGCTAACCCGTCATTCTCTTTTTTACTAAAAAATATAGTAAGCACACAAACTATGCCTCAGAAAATTATAAGATAACCTTCCCGGACAAGGTGTTCACAGACGATTTTTTGGATGTACCTATTCCTCAGAAGTATGGTGATATTTTACGCGGAGTTGTACTATCCTTCAACGCCGATCCCACGGAGGTCGCGAAATTGGGATCAAATCTTTATCCTGTCGATGTATTTGGAATTTCTGTGATCGACTATGTAGAGTTATACATCGGTGAAAATAAGATCGATACGGTCACTGGTGACGATATATTCATAGACCGAGAATTGAACGTATCTGAATCATATAGATCGAGTGTGAATGCATTACATGGAAACCCATTTCAGGGAAGTGCGGAACCCGAGTTCGTACAAGAATTTTTGGATGGGCAGTATAACACACGAGGGATCAATCCATTCAACACCGATGAATATAGGATTCATATTCCTTTTTATTTTCACCGACGTCCCGGAAGTGGGTTTCCTTTATGTTCAATATACGATCAGGAAATGACTCTTCGCATAAAATTGCGACCCGCTATGGACGTTCTGTTCGCGACACAGAACAAATTGGGTGACGCTACACTATGGGACCCGGAAGCGAACAATCGGATACTACAACAACTTGAGTTGAACAATTTCACAGTCAATTTAGACCTCATTCATTTAGATAAACAAGAGCGGTGTATGTTACAGCGTAGACCTCTCAATATTTTGTTCGAACAACGCCAAAGGAATGTATTTCTAATCGAAGCGCGTTCTAAAACGGGTACATTTGAGTTGAATTTCAATAATTGTGTTAAAGAACTCTTTTTCGTTGCTAAAAAGTTTGGTAACTGGACACAAGATCAAATAACAATTTTGAATCGGATACACGCTCTCGATAGTTTGACATCCTCTCAAGTTGGTGTTATCAATGAACTTCGACAATCTCTTTACCGTATTTCAATTTGGGAAGAAATTATACGCATTGCTATGAGTAGGTTGACTGGTGAGACGAATGCGGTTACACGGAAAAACGCTGTAGATGTGTTACGTCAAACTATTGTATGGGGACCGGAACAACTCACCCTTTTGACAGGTGTGGAGGATAATACAACTGATTTACCAGCCGCAACAACCGCGCTCATTCAGTATCTTTATACCATACCCAATCTAATTGTAAACACACAAACTACGGTGGATACGGAACTGGGTAGGCTTCCATTTATAACTGATCAGTTTGGACGTAGTAACATCATAGCTACTCTCCTCGCCATTCAAAAATGTGTGGGGGGTGGATCAAATTGCAATTTTAAATAGCTTGATAGACCCCAATGTGCAAAATGAGTCTTTACTCATATTTCAACTCCGCACATTCGTGGCGCATGATAGTTATTTTTTAGTTGGTCTGTCATCGCTCACCCCCGGTTCACCGGAACAGCTCAATGTGGTCAACGGTCTCGAAGGGTATCTTAATGATCTCGCCGTCCAATCGGATATCTTAAAATTGGGGATGATCGCTGTACTAAACACATTACCCGGCAAAACAGACGCTCAACGTGGCGCGATCGTAGACGGACTGATCCGAATTGGGGCAGAGGCAACTATTTGGGGTAGTTCTCAACTTACTCTTTTAGAGCTGTTACGAAACGCATTTAATGATGGAAATATAACCACTCTCGAGAGCTATCTTAATGGTCTCTCAGGTGATATCAATCAAAAAGTGAGGATTAAAGGGATACTCTTTGTCATAGGGGAGTTTCCGGGTACCCTCGAGGCGGCAAGATTAGAACGCGTCACGGCGTTACGCCAGTTTAATGTGTGGCGAGATGAACCCGTAAAACTTGTAAATAGTTTAACTTCTCTCACACCCGGAACTTCTGGTCGCGCAGCTGTTATAAATAGTCTAATTGAGTATTCAAATGTACTGATCGATGAGGTACCGACACTTCAATTCACACTCAATAATCTGAAAAATGGTGTGAACGGAATACTTGATACTATAGCTACTCTCACCACAACGGCTGAACGTGACCCCCTCATAGTTGAACTTGTCGCATTGGGTGTTTGGACAAGTGATCAACTCACCACATTGAACGCATTACGTGTTCCATCCGCGAATGATACTACTTACATAACACAACTAAAAGCGGCATCTACACAAGTTCCCATCACTCAGTCCATTCAAAACGATATTATACAGAAATCGGTATCAAGAAATTACTGGGGTAATCAAATATTCACTTTAAATAATTTACGCCTAGTTGTACCTGGATTCATAGGGCAGACTACTCTTGTTACCGCACTGAATACGTATATCGCTGGTCTCCCAAGTAGTTTGAATCTCGTGACTTCACTGAATGCGGTGGTGGCTGCGACCACGAAGGCAGCTCGTGACCCGCTTGTGGATAGTCTCATCGCATTGGGTATTTGGAGTGCGGCTCAAATAGTTACGTTGAATGCATTGCGTGAGCCAGATTTTAATGATATATCCACATTGGTTCCAGAGGCAACCGCACGAATTGATATTTTAAAAATTGGATTCAGTGCAACACTCGACAGTATACTCACTGTCGCCACTAAGACAGAGCGCGACCCGATTATAGATAGTCTCATCGCATTGGGTACAGGTATATGGGGGTCGACCGAACTCACTACATTGGATTCGTTACGTACCCCTTCAGGAAGTGATGGGACATATGTAAACTCACTAAAGGGGTTTATTGGTGCTATATCCACACCCAAATCGATTATGTTAAATAGAGGTGTAGCGACGAGCGTCAGAGGTTTCAATTTCTCCAATGTGTACTTAACGAGTGATGTTATCACCCCAATTGGGGCAACGTTACCGAACATCGCAGAAAACCGCAATGAATTTGTATCTAATCTCGTTGCAGAAACAGGTCTTTGGGGGTCAAGTCAGCTCACTCTATTGGAAGAGTTGCGTTCAGATACACCAACGGGTTATATTGACCGACTCACAGAGTACGTAAAAGGTGGATTATCAACCCTAGCAGTAGGATATGTTGATAAAACTGAAGGTGAACTACAGGCTGTTAACACCACACTTAATACGAACCCGACACCGTCCATATTAATAAACCGCAATGATTATGTATCTAATCTCGAAGTGATAACGGGTGTTTGGGGATCCGAGCAAAATACCCTCTTAACCAATTTGCGTACATCCACGACACCAACAACTCTCATTGAAAAACTCACAGAGTACATAAACGGGACATTGTCCACTATACCGACACCCACTACTAAAACTGATGTTGAACTACAGGCTATCATCACTACACTCGAGACGGACCCGACACCGTCTATACTAATAAACCGTAACGATTATGTATCTAATATTGAAGCGATAACGGGTGTTTGGGGATCCGAGCAAAATACCCTCTTAACCAATTTGCGTACATCCACGACACCAACAACTCTCACAGAACAACTCACCGAGTACATAAACGGAATATTGTACCAGCTACCTGACACCCACCACTAAAATTGAAAGTGAACTAAATACTATCATCACTACACTCGAGACGGACCCATTACCGGACGTGGGACCGGACCGAACTATATTTATAGATGGTCTCGTCGCAGAAACGAATGTTTGGGGGGCTAGCCAACTCACCCTTTTGAATGATTTGCGTACGACTACCCCAGCAAATCACATTAACCGACTTATTCAATATGTGAAAGGGACTATTGTACACTTTAACAGTGGGTTATGTTGCTAAAACCTGACAGTTGAACTAAATAGCTATCATCACTACACTCGAGACGGACCCAATACCACCAATAGTAGTAAACCGTAATGAATTCGTGTCGAATCTCGAAGCGATAACGGGTGTTTGGGGGTGAGTCGAAGCAAGTTTATTAAATGATTTGCGTACGACTACACCAGCAAATCACATTAATCGACTCATTCAATATGTGTACGGGATATTGTACACTTTAACAGTGGGTTATGTTGCTAAAAACTGCAGTTGAACTAAATACTATCAACACCACACTCGCTACAGACCCTTTACCACCTATAGTAGTAAACCGGAATGAATTTATAGATGGTCTCGTCGCAATAACAGGTTTTTGGGAAGCCGACCAACTCACTCTCTTAAATGGCTTACGTGCAACTACACCAACGGGTCACATCGACAGACTCGCCGAGTATGTAAATGGTGTATTATCAACCATAGTAGCGGGATATGTTGATAGAACTACTACTGTGCTACAAGGTATCATCGACCTACTTGGGGACTCTTTACCATCCATATTCATAAACCGTAATGATTTTGTATCTAATCTCGAAGCCATCCAAAATTTATGGGGGTGCTGATCAGGTCACCCTATTAAACGACTTACGTACAACCGATACATCGGTGAGTCTCACCGCATATGCGACTACGTTACGGGACACTATAATTGCTTTAAATAGCGATTCCCCGGATACTACAAATCGAGGTGTTCTTGTAAATACACTCCTCGGGTTTCTATTGTGGGGAGCCACCCAGAGGACTCTCCTAGATAATGAATTTCGTGTGGTAGGGTCTAAAGATCATGCCGCTATTATTGACGGTCTCGTGACGTATCTGGGTGGCTTGAGAACCTTGGCTCTCACGTATCACAATCCTTCGACTGGATTGGGGTTATTAAGAACCTTATTAAATACCACTGATGGAGCCTTACATACTACTATTGTGGGTCTTTTACAACAAACCACAGATACCGTGTGGGACGGATACTTCTTTCGTTTACTCGAGGAACTGAAAAATGCAGCTATCGTCGTGGGGACAGAGACTACTCATATCAGTCAATTACAGGAGTATGTAAACATCACATTTTTTACGGCGGGTTTAAATAGAAATATCGTCTTTCTACTGACACAACCCACTGTGCGGTACCCACCCACCGTCTTCAATAAATGGGCGAGAGGTAAAAAACACGTCCCTTTGATGTACTCAAAAACAAAATAAGACGACACTCGAATGTGACGGTGAAACAATCATAAACGAAACAACCGGGAACAATCTTTTCTTATCAACATCTTTATCGAATATATATCACAAACGCTCACCCGTCTTTCGCAACATTAACATGTATAGTTTTGCGTTACACCCGGGTGAATTGGAACCATCGGGTCACATGAATTTCAGTGGGGTCAAGGATGCACGCGTCACCATGGACCTCGAATACGATGGGAGCCAAGGAACGTTCGACTTTGATGATAATTTCATCGAAGTACTCGGTATCCCACAAATGGATTTCCCTAAGCAGGTTATAATCATAGCAAAAAGTTACAATATGATGATAATCAGGAATGGTAAAGCTAAGGTACTTTTTTAGGTAGATTGTTTATTAAACAGAGTCAATTTATTGTTTGCTATATAATCAATGATGTTGTTCTTGATACACCATTTGATGAAATTCAACTGCGCGAGGGTTGTATGAATTTCATGAGATGTCCCCGGAACGGTATATGCAAACTTTTCAGATCGACAAAATGGGTCGAAGAGCTTTTTACTGTACCCATCAAGGCTTGACTTGTACGCATAATGCACGGTGAATATTTTGCCGTCATTAGTCTTATAGGATGTGTGATTTTTCTTCGCATAATTGGTGATGAACCATTCCAGATTTCGCAAAGAAATACCACTTGTTTTATCTAGTATATTCATTAATTTGGATCGATTATTTTCTTCGTCATAGAACGTGTTAATTGATGATAGTAGAATATCGGACTTACTCATTATTGAAAATAGTACTCAAATCTATAAGTTGTTTCGATTTATTACATTCTATACATTCGGGGGAAAATAAAACTTCGGGTCCATGGGTGTGACCATTACGACTCTCATGAATTCTCTGTCTAATGCGATTTCCCACATTTTTATGCTTTCCACAGTAGCCTTCATGTATACCCTTAAACGCACACCTCGAACCATCGGACTTTGTCCCTTTACACATCATATTCGCGGACAAGACTGGGACATCCCTCAGTAACAGGTCAAGAGAAATTGCATACTTTTTTGAAATTACAACAGCGTATTCAGTCATCAATATATCGATACGGTGTTTAAGTTCTTCATCGAACAGCCCAATAATTCTATCACTGTAGCTCATTACTTACTATTTCCTAGCTCGTATTTTTTAAATAGATCTTCAACGCTCTCTTCTCTTTGAATCCTCACCTGTTTAATACGTTCCCTGAGATCAACTACTTTACCCTCGCAATCGATACCATGTTTTTTACATTCCTCTATAAGGTCTTCTCGTTTCATGGTGCTCAGGGCAGGTTCCCGTTTTTTTGGTGGTGGTTTACACTGATTGATGAGTTCACCGAAGATTTCCTGCTTTACATTTTCGTAGAGTGGATCGAGTAAATCACACACAGGGTTTAGAAACTTATTAATGAAGTAATACTGGTAATCAATGGGAATGTTATGCTCCTCCACGTACTTGGGATCCTCCGATTTTTCAAATGCTTTAGCCTTTGGGTCACCCGTCTTCACGAGGAGATATGGAACACGGTCACCAGATTGTGGTTCGGATCCAGGTTTACGCATTCTCATCTTATTCACAACTTGAACATGCGCCTGATTGATATTCGCGGATTGGGGACTCGTGATAGACACAGAATTTCCAGCAACCTTGTAACTATCAGATAAACCCTGACTCAGTATAAGTTTCTCATTGGGGACATCACCGGAGAGAAGCTCGATCGCCCGTTCCTTCGCGAGTTCTTTGGGTGGACCAGTATCACTCGAAGTAAGGACAACATCAAGGAGTTCCTTACACACTTCTCTCATGTGAGGTGTGTTGTCTCTACGAACGAGCTGGAGACCCTTTACGTCTATATAATCCATGTGCATTTTCTCATCTTTACCCTTTGTCCAAAGTTTAGCGGCGTATCGTTTTTTGAATATAGAAAGTATGGGCAATAGACCTTCTCAAGTTCCAAGTTATTCGGTTTTTGAAGAGGGCGCTACACTCCTCTGCTGCCCTTTCACCAATCTCCCAGCTGTATTCAATCGCCTCTACACCTTTACGATCCCCTACATCAAACTCAACCATGACTGAATCTGTATCACCGTATCTCACTTTCGCTCCCGGGAAGTTAGCCTCGACGTAGGCTTTCGTCTCCTCGATCATCGCGCGCCCACGGAATGTCGTCGTTGAAGCTATCGGTACACATGGGAGAATACCCTTTCCAGCGCCAGTGAAGCCATACACGGAGTTCATCGATATCTTATACGCCAACTGTTTACCGTTATACACTTCCTTCATGTATCCAGTTGCAGAAGCCATGTCTTTTTTCGCCTTTTTACGGAACTGTTTGAGTTCAAGTAAAATACTGGGTAAAAGACTAGGAACATCTTGTGCGAATTTATACGTCTTATCCTTAATCTGGAAAGTCTCGTAGGTCACCCCTGGAATGTTTCCATAATCCTTTTCATTCATGACGTATGATGAGTAGCACAAATTATGCGCCATCATGATAGATGGGTACAGGGCTTCAAAATCCAATGCTGTGATTGGGGTATAGTACGCCCCTTTTTGTGCGTCGAGTACCGTAGCACCCTCGTATTGTTCTTCGGGTAATTGCCCATACCTAATCGTCGGAACCATGAAACCCATTTCCCTCGCCTTTTTCGACAACTGACTAAATACCTTAATCTGTTGACCTCTCTCGACCAGGAAACACATCGGAACCCAAGTCGCTTTAGCCATCTCCAGGAGATTGAGAAGAATGTACATCTTCTTCATGAGTTTATGTGGTAATAGGGTGTCTTTCATACAGTACTCAGCCACATCCCTTAACTTGATGGGATCACCTTCAGCGTATCGAGCGAACATCTCCTTTGGGGACATGTCAATTTTCTGGTCACCCAGGTATAATTTTGATACGTTATTGAGACTATACGAATCCAATTTGTATCCTTTTTTCACTTCATGGAACAGATCGAAAATGAAACGTCCCGACATTGGGAGTAATTTCAATACATTATCACCCAATGCACTCGAGCTCAACCTTTTAATGGTGATTTCACACACTTGACTCTTCAACTTCCCCATCCTAAAAAACTCCGGGTTACATCCAACGATGAAAGCTCTCGTGTAAATGTAATCAAAATCGAAACCAAAAATGTTCCATCCGGTCATGATATCAATATCCTTCTGATGTATGTACTGCTGAAATGCCTCGAGCATTTCCCGTTCTGTATCAAAACTCACTATCGTACACCCATCGAGGTTTGAATCGGTTTTCTTATAACAAAAGCAAGTCTTATCGTACGGTTCATCGTTACCGAATGTACATAGAGATACCGCGATTTGAAAGCATGCGTCATCCTTCACGTTTGGATTGGGAAATTTACCAGTAGAGCTGTTACATTCAATATCGAAAGACGCCACAACAAATGGAGCGATATCATCCCGGGGTACAGGTTTCAACGTAGTCCAGTCGTTACAGAAAAGATCTATATCAACTCTCGCGAGGTGTGAACGTACACAATCATCACCGGTCTTCAGCCAGCCAGTTGATTGGATACCAGTTCGGTGCATTAGTCTGAGAACCGGGTCAATATTCGATTCAAAAACTTTCATTCGCTGTGTACCAGATGATATCTGAATCGGGTTTTTCAGGAAATAGTCCACACGGCGTCGACTCCCGAGATTTTTGAAATCCAATTTCATGAACACAAATTCCTTATTATTTTGAAATCCCCAAACATCTTTGGCTTTCATCACTGAAAAAGAAACCAAGCATTCTGGGCACTTCTTGTCGATGAAATTATAGATTTCTTGTACAGTCTGCTGAGTGACGCGTTCAGAGAGTTTGATAAAGAAGTAAGGTGTAAATACTGTGGTCACACATACAGATTTTCCATGTTCAGTCTTCCCGAAAATACTGATTAAGTGTTCATCATCTGTATCTACCACTTCCCATGTGAGTGCTTGAAAATCGACACCCATCCCCGTTGTGTATACAATGAGCGAAAATTTTAATATCGTTTACTAATAAATGTCAGCTGCTTTAATTGACCTCGTTTCTGTGGGTGCTCAGGATGTGTACATCACTGGTCAGCCCGAGATAACTTTTTTCCGTCAGAACTACAAGCGGTACACTAATTTCTCCATCAAGCCCGAACGCCTTGATTACATCGGTACCTTCGGTAGCGGTAATGAAGTCACTATACCCATCAAGTCCAAGGGTGATCTTCTCAGTTACATATGGATCGAGGCGGAAAACATCGGTGCTACCGGTAGTTCCAACCTCGGTTTTTTCGATAAGGATGAAACGACCACTACTGAGTTCCAACTCTGGATCGGTGGACAGAAGGTTTCTCAAATCGACGCCTTGTACATTCAGGGTGTTCACAATCTCCTGTACAAGGATAACCAAGCTAAGGCGTCTTGCGCCGTAACCCTCGATGAAGTCCCCCAAAATGCTCTTGGCTCTTCCACACACGCGAACCACTACGTCCTTCCATTCTTTTTCAGTGATGACTGGACCAAGTCCCTTCCTCTCGTAGGTCTCCAGTATCACGAGGTCGAAATCCGCGTGAAGTGCCGTGGGGGTACGTTCGCGCCTAGCAACGTGAAAGTATTTGGTAACTACGTGTATCTCGATACCGATGAACGTAAATTCTTCGTCGACAATGAACACGAGATTCTCATCACCCAAACCCAATATCAACCAATGTCCGCGGCTGATACCGAAGTTGATCTTACGTATTTTAACCACCCCGTCAAGGCTCTTCACATCGTTTCCTCCGAAGCTGATACCAATAAATGGTCCACCAACTGGACGTTCGATACATCGACTTTATACATCAACGGTACACCACTCTTCGAGAATATGTCATCCACATTCCATCACAATGTCGTCCCAGAGATGCATTGCTCGGTTCTCCCCCACGATTCCCTGAGCACAATCTCTACATTCACATGGCCTTTCTGCCTCACCATGAACAAGTCTCAACCAACTGGTACTCTGAATTTTTCTCGCATCGATAACGCGAAACTCACTCTCAATGGTAACAGTGTGCGTAACGGTAACTTAGTGAGGGCGTATGCGGTCAACTATAACATTCTTCGCATCAAGAATGGTATGGGTGGTGTCGCTTTCGGCAACTAAGTCAAAGACAAAAAAGTATAAAATATGTAAAATGGTTAAATCTTCCTCACGACCCCGAAAAACGTCCAAGTTTGTAATCGATCTTGGACCAGAGATAGACAAGGTCGTCAAGAAGAAAAATGCGAAAATTAAGAAACAGAAACGTATCATCAAGGCACTAGAGAACGACCCAAAAATCAAAAAACACAAAGTGGTCATCGACAGTCTACAGAACCAACTTTCAGATGCAGAGAAGCGCGTAACCAGTCTTGAGAATGAGCTAAAGCGTTACAAGGTGAGTCGTGTGAGTATCACGAATAAGACAGTAGAGAACGCCTTTAAGAATTTACGAAATGGTCAGTCACTGTTTAAAATGAAAACACAGACGAAGAGGTTAATTGAGATGTCCGGTCGTTGGGAGGAAGCTCGGAAGATTCACGCACGAAAAATGTTATGTTAGCCTAAGTTGTTTATTTATTCTTATTATATATAACAATGGATCTTTATTATTGTAAAGCTTGTCAGAGGACCTATGATGGTCATGCACAGTGTTGTTTTGAGATGGAACATGTCAAAGTTAAAATCCATACAGATACTAAATGATACCAATCGTTTTGGTTGGTGGTCTCGCCGCTCTCACAGCGTACACTTATTTAGGTCAGAACCTCGTGTCCTCCAGGGAAGCCAAGAGACTCATTAAGGATGGTAAGATAAAGAGGGTTATCGATGTTCGAACTGCTCTAGAGTGGCGAGCCGGTCACTACCCTAGAGCCTTACACATCCCAGTGGATAAGATCAATGAAAAGACAACTACGGAACTCCCAAAGCGGGGATTACTCGTATACTGTAACACTGGACAGAGAGCTAGATTTGCGGCAGAGAAATTGGAAGGTCTAGGTTTTAAAGATGTATACTACATCGCTGGATTGTACACAAGCTTACTTTAGTTTGACCCCTAGGACCCTCCTCAATTTTTGGAGAACGAATGGGTCTGGTATAGACCTACCAGACTCGTACGCGTTAATTACACTCGTAGTAACCCCAATTGCGATTGCTAAATCTCTTTGTCTATTGAAACCTTTAGCAATACGTCCCCGTTGAATTATATTTGACATAGAGAGTGGTACCTTCTTATGGGTACCCAGCTCCTCATCCTCGAGTTTTTGCTCTTTCGTACGTTCATAATGCGTCGTTGTGTGTCTCTGGTTAATGGGTGCAGCTTTACCTCGAATAATAAGCGGTTCCAAATCCTGGTGACTCATCTGTCTAGATAGTACGTTTTGTTTTTAAGACTCTTTCTAGTCGTTCTTTTTCTCGTCTCATGAAAATTGTGAGTTCCATGACTTCCCCGGTGAGTTTCACTTTACCAGCTTGGCGCATCCACATTACGTGTTCAACCTTTGTGACATCGACACATGACATCTTGGTGGCGGGTGCTTGACTGTGATGTACCGCTAGTACAGCCGCATCTCTTTTAGTCTCCTTCGGGAGTTGGTCTCCTTGATGACACACTACTACATGTGCACCTGGACATCCGGATACATGCATCCACCAGTGTTTGGGGTCACTCGTCATTGACAGTTCATCATTCTCTTTAGCAGATTCACCAACTCGGATAGTAATAGAGTCAATGGATTCATATATCTTCATATGAGTTAATAATACTAAAACTTTATCTTGAATAAATTTAATGCATGTCGTATTACAACCCAGTCCTTCTATTACCCACAAGTATAGAGTGATTCTCCCAACCAAGAGAGCCATAGACTTTGGTCAGGTGGGGGTTCAATATTTCCCCGACCATCGTAATCCCCGTCTTATGCGTGCACAACTTCTTAGGAAAGGGGCTATCATTCCTAAGGAGCTGCGAATAGAGAGGAATCAGTATGAAATACAAAAGGGGATGTTGAACATTAAAGAAAGTACAGAAGAAGATTGGGAAGACTTCTTCAGAGCCGAATATTGGGAGAGATGGGTATTACACACTTACCCTAACGTGGATAAGGCTAAATTGTATATGACTATGAGTCAGGGTATACTTTTCATGCCTACACCCGAAGACCTATGGTTCGCTAATTGCCAGTAGACCCAAAACCCCCGTCACCCCTCTCAGTATCCTCGACGATACTAATCTCCTCAATTGGGGGTGTCTCACAACGCTCTAGAATGAGTTGCGCGATTCGATCACCCTTCTTGATTTCAAAGTCTTTCTCTCCATGGTTGAATAGAATGACTTTGATTTCACCGGTATAATCAGGGTCAATCACACCCGCACCAACAGTGATGCAATGCTTTGCGGCTAACCCCGAGCGGGGAGCTACACGACCGTATACCCCAGGTGGAAGAACCACTGTGATGCCAGTTCCTACGATTGCTCTTCCAGCCTGGCTAGGAACCATGGCATCCTCGGAGCTATATAAATCATATCCCACAGAACGATCAGACCCACGAGTAGGCACAATAGCATCGTAACAGAGCTTCTTGACCCCGAGGGACATCTACTTGTATCATGGCTCAAATCCTTAAGTCTGTGAGCATCTGTAGTATCGTCTCATGACCCTTCAGTGTAGCGTTAAATAGTGGTGTCATACCGCTGTATGACGCCTTGTTGGTGTCCGCACCCGCCTCAATCAGTATCCTCACCGTTGTCTCGTGACCGTATTCAATGGCTAGTAACAACGGTGTCCACCCAATATCATCAGTCTTGTTAATATCCACATTCGCTGTGATTAGAGCCTTCACTACCCCATCATGACCGTTTTGGGCGGACATATGTAGTGGTGTCGAACCATTACGATTACACATATTGATGTCAGCACCCGCCTCGATCAATGATAGTACATCTTGCACATGACCGAATTGGGCGGCGATTAATATACCTAATTGCATCATATTTATAATAAGGCTAACATCCTTAAGTATTACTTGGCATACTTCTTTTTTTCATCATCGGTGAGCTCTCTCCACATTTCACCCATTTTCTTGCCGATGTCGGTGAAACCCATATCAGGGTTCTCTTTCACGATTACTGATCGCATCTTCTTCACGAAATTCATGTAAGCATTTGGTTTGCGCTTAGGCTTGGTCTTGTCGGTCATTATATTATTACTTATATTTTATTCTTTAACGCTGGATTTCGTTTTGTATATGTGAGTAGACAAATCCCACAACTGAAAATATTTATGAAATATTGACACCCGAGAACATGAAATTTTACAAAGATGTTTTCATTTGCGTAATAACTCATCATAAAAAAGGTCAAAATTGTTTCATAAAACACTCGTATCAATAAATTAGATACATGATACATGAGGTTTATATGGGTGTGTATAGAATTCGTCCTAGGAATAATTCGACGAAGCGTTAACAATGTTGTGTCTATTTCAACCAATCCAACCAAACTTATGAGTTGAGATTCTTCTGGGTACATGAGAGGTCTAATCAAAGCCAATAAACAAACTATATGATGCGCTACGATTAGAGACTTATACGCGTGAATAACTCTTGGTTGGAGTGATATCCATATAAGATCGTATGACATATATGTAGTGACCGCATGTGTCAAAAACATTGGATATACGGTGTATCCAAATATCACCTCAGCTAGACATAATACAGAGAATGGTGCGAGAAACGTCAATGATGCCACATCATGAATAAGAATGGCTTGGTCCTTATTCATATTGTGATTATACAATATTCTTTTTATTCGATTTGCACTCAAAGGGTTTCGAACCCCTGACCTCAAGCTTACTAAGCTTGCGCTCTACCACTGAGCTATGAGTGCGTGTCACCTCCCACGCTGATTAGTATACACTTTAAATCTTTAAGCATTTGGGGGGTGGTTCAAATGATGTCTTTTCCTCGAGTTCCTTACGCTGTTTAAACTTTTTGATGTCAGCACCTTGACAATCATGTTTGGGTAGATGAATACAACTTGGACAGAAACTTCCCTCGCAGTATTGACAATCGATAGGAACCCCACACTTCTTCTTACACCTTTGGCACGGCATTTACTATAACTAGGATAAAGATTTTAAATGACCTTTGTTTAGAATGTCCCTCACTTACGCCTTTTATAAACCAATCCCGAGTGATTATATCCGTCTCAAGAACACACTAAAAAAATCTACGGTCGGGTATGGTATAGCGTTGAGCGCCTCTTATTTCATCACACAAGGTGCCGACCAGGGTGTATCCACAGTCATCGGGGCTACTGCATCCTATGCGTATGTCAGTCTTCTATGTGATCGAGTAGATACATTTGAAAAGTCTGCATTTCAGAATCAGTTCTTAGCACCGTTGAGCGCCGCTGCTTTTGAAGTGTCATGGAATAATGCACCTTTTGCGTTCGACTTTGATTATGGAGCTACATTTGTAGGCTTTCTCGCATATAAATTCGCACTCTCCACCATTCTCTATGAAACCGTGAGGGAAATGATGATTGGGGACAGTGAAGCCTTCTATGACACAGAGGAGAAGATATACAATGACCTTAGCGATGATGATAATTAAATACGATACGCTGCGACGTTCAATCTAGAAAGTTCGCGTGCAACCTTAACAACACGACGAGGGGACATGGTTCCCGCATTCAGGCGGTTCACGAGCTTCATCTTGGCACTCCCAGAGAGACCCTTCATCGCCCTGATACGCTTGATACCTTCATTCTTGGTGATGGGTTGAGCCTTCTTAGAGGGTTTCACATTCAGTTCCCTTAGTTTCTTGATGTTGGCATTCGTGGTCACCATACCCTTCATAAAACTGGTCACAATCTTTTTATCAATTGCAGCCTTTCGGAGGGGGGTCGTCTTCTTAGCGGCAGCGCGCTTCTTAGCCGCCTCTGGGTACAACTTCGCGAGGGGGACATTGTTCATACCATCGTTGCTGGACTTGGCCTTAGCCTTGATGGAACCACATAACTGCTTGACAGTCTTCTTCTCAGTGTTGATACCATACTTCTTGGCAACCTTCACCACATCTTCCTTCTTGTGGAGACGACATTTACGCTTACCGAGTTTGAGATCACCCGCCTTGTCCACAGATACGAGTACTGGGGTCATTGTTTAGTTATTACAAAGAAAAAAGTATAGCACGAGCTCGAACCCTTTCTATATCTATGGTGCTTCCAATTACTTCTGGGTATGGCATAATCCTAAAAATTTCAGTATCCAATTCAAACGATAAATCAGTATTCCCTTCACTTCTCAATAGTTCCTCAATCTCGAGGACACGTTTCTGTTTTTTTGCTTTCGAGAGTTTCTTAATCTCGATGATACGTTCCCTTTTCTCACGCTCTGCAAGAATTGAGATCCACCCCCACACTTCACGTTGCATATCGGGGCATAGTGGTGCAGTAGCCTGACAGAAAGCAATACGGATAAGGTTAGACATTTAAAAAACTCTAGTATTCCTGTTCGACTTAAGTGTTTAAAGAGGAACAAATATTTCTTTATATATGACCTGGTGTTTCAATAAGAGAGCTTTATCAGGTGTTGATGATTCTATACCATTTTTCAGTCTACATAATTATAAAGGGTATGCTAAAATATTGAGTGTGTATGACGGTGACACTTTTAATGCAGTTATCATGAAGCATGGTCGTCCCCTTAAATTTAAGTTTCGCACACTCGGATACGATTCGGCTGAGATGAAACCCGGTCTCAATATGGAAGGACGAAATGAACATATCCACTTAGCCAAACTCGCACGAGATATGTTTAAACAAGAATGTGGTTTTGATGATCGAACTACCCCTAGACTATGGAACCCATTCATGTGCAGAAATAAAGTAAATGGTTGGGTGTGGATACAATGTTACAAAAATGATAAATATGGTCGTCCTCTCGTAACTGTATATCGTCGTAAGGGGGATAAATTATCCGTTAATCAGAAAATGATAGCATCAGGAATTGTAAATGTTTATGATGGTAAAACAAAAGCGGTGTTCAAGTAAATTATTGGTATTTATTAAAAGGGATGAAAGTTGTTATACTCTTCTATGTCTATGTACTCTCTCAACTGGAAAAAAAACCTAAAAAAAGGACATCTTGGATTTAATTCATCTCACCAGTTTGGAGGAACTTGTCGATCCTGTAGGCGATACCCTTCCCTATACCCTTCACCTTTTTTGGACCCTTTGCGAGTTCCGCACCACTCGTCACCTCATAGTCAAGGTTATTGATGACGTCGGCAGCGTTCCTGTACACACGAACCTTGAAAGGGTCTTCGAGGTCGTCAGCATATTCAATGAGGGCTCGTGCGACTTCCTCGTTGGTGGAGGTACCCTCCTTCTCAAGTTTCTTAACTTTACCAGTCTCAAGGAACTCGTCAATGATCTTAGCGGCACTCTTACCAATACCCTTGACCTTCTTAGGACCTTTGGAAAGTTCTTCACCACTCTTCACCTTGAAAGGTAGAGATTGGATCGCGTCACCAACCGTGCGGTAAGCGTTCCTCTTGTGTGAATCATCCTCGAGGGATGCGAGCTTGTCGAAAATATCCACAAGCTCATTGTTATATGAAACGAAAAATGAGGAGTCCGACTCTTCGGACTCTTCGGACTCTTCGGACTCTTCGGACTCTTCGGACTCTTCGGACTCTTCGGACTCTTCGGACTCTTCGGACTCTTCGGACTCTTCAGAGTCGTCAGACTCTTCGATGATCTGACCTTCAGTGGAAGCGACGGATTCTTCATCATCAAAATACTCACTGAGGAACTGATCAACTTTGGAAGCAATACCCTTTCCGATACCACGAATCTTGAGGAGGCTATCACCATTCCTCACTTCAAAGTCAAGGGTAGCAATGATTTGAGCGGCTGTTTCATATGCACCCGTTTTATGAAAGTCAGAAGTCATTTTACCAAGCTCCTTGAGATGTTCAGCGATTTCCATGTTTAGGGTATGGGTCTTGGTTCGCGCAGTCGTCTCAAAAAGAGATGGTTTTTCAACCTCATTGAGAACAGCCCCAACCTTTTGAATTGATTCCTCGAAGAGTCGTCGTCTCCAAAGAAGGTCTTCGGATTCCTTCTGCATCCTCTCAAGTTCCTTGATCTTCCCAGCTTGTTCCTTACAGAGATCCTTGAGGTACGCGTGCTCGTTGAAAAGGTTTTGGATTTCGGTAATAGCGTTCATGTTTGTAGATGATATACATTACACGAGGCAAACGTTTAACTTAGGTTTCATATTCAAATACAAATGATGTATTTGGTTCGTCGTCGATATAAAGAATAAGAACTCCCAATTGATATATGTATGGGCGACAAAAAGCTATACCAATCAGGAACTCAGATATAGAATTTTATCCATTTAAGAATATAATTTAAAGTTATATGGAACATATTCAAAATTAAAGAGATTGATTACAATAAGTTTGAAAAGGAAAATAAAATGGGACTATTCGTCCGGAGCATAAAGATAAGGACCCTTAAATAATAAATGTCTCTCGCACTTACTTTCACCATCCCATTTGTACGTAATGTTAGAACCCGTGTATTCACTGACCCTGTACAGTATGATGTAGAAATCAACGCAGCTCGGGGGTTTAAATTCCTAAAGAAACTAAAAATAAAACCAAGTCTAAAAAAATGAATCACACCATTCGCGTTGAGAATGGTGTCACTTATGACCCCGATCAATTTGATGTCGAAGAAAATTTAGAAAGGCACATACCTAATTGGTAATCACCTCAAGTTTGAATTTTTTACCGAATCCCTCTATACGAATCTTCCCCTCATCCACAAGACGCTTAATCTTGCGACCAACCTCTAGGTTGTCGTCATACGCTTTATCGTGTTCTGAACTAGCTGGTAAATTTGGTATGAACATGTTAAATGCCACCATTTTCTGAGCCATTGAGAGCTCTTTATCTTGAAGTATACCTATCAGGTTTTTGGGAAGCCTGGAAAGATCCATTTTAGATAGACTTGAAAGATCCATTTTATATTCAAAGAGGGGTTTTTCTTTAACTGGAGACCTAAGTGAAATCGATTCCTGGTATTTCCATCTCATAACTCACAATGAAGAACAGTACCATCATCAAAGCTGAACCCGGAAACTACGTGCTCTCCCTTAACGATATTGAAAATGGACAATTTGTCCTTTCCAAACACCCCGTTGTCGCCTTTCACATCGTGCCGTATTATAGTGAAAGTCGATACGATACTCGTCCAATCACAGTAATTGGAGGTCCTGTATTCGTTAAATCCACTCTTTTGACCCCTGATGGTATGGTGTACGAAGAAAACTGCACCCCGTGCGACTTGGAGACATACATTAAGTGTCTCTCTGCACGTCATGGGGACAAACTCGAGTTTCATGTGAGTATGGATAGACTCTAGACCCTAGAATTGTAATAATTAAACCTAAGTGGAGTCACTTCCCGTCATATTTCCATCTCACAACTCAAAATGTCTTTCACTTTCGATAACGAACCCGTGTACAAGATTGGTGACTCTTTCACCATGAGGAACATCCTCAACATCGTCGATAAGATGAATGCCGCCATGCCCCACTATGAGTTCGAACCTGAACCCGTTTGTGAAGGTGGTATTCGTGTGAAACAATATGGGCATGGATACAAGACGTTTCGTCTCAATTTTAACAACTGGCCTTATTTTGGTCGCCATGGTGTTAAAATGGAGGATATCGATACAAAGTTAATTGCCTACGACTTTACTGGTAAGGGGAAAATGTATACCAGATTCAAAACTTTACAGGATGCACCCGAATGGACAAAAGACGAAGTTAAATGTGTCGATACAATCGTCCGTGGAGAGGGGATGAAGAGAGTTAGGGCTTAGAAATATATTAAAGAATTTGTAATTATATATTGTAATGAAAGGTCTAAAAAGGTATGACTTTCTGACACAAGAAGAATGTGATACAATTGTTCGTGAAATCCTTTATCTAGAAGATGCAGTTAAACGACTTGGTCCTGACCTATATGTGGGCACTTCCGAAGATTCTCTAACGGGGCGATACCATTGTTTTAATTATCTCAACATTCGTATTATTAATACTATTATATGTCCCAAGTTGAAAGAAATATTTGGTCCATGTGTTGTTCAATGTTGGGCAAATATTTTTAGACAAGATGAAGGTATTGACGAACATAGACATATTTATGATAAATCTACTAACATCGCACTCATCGGGAGTGGAAATATATTTTTATATGGGGATCCAACTACTGGAACGTATTACGAAGGTGTAAAACATGATAATAAAGTCGGTGAGTTGTCCTTTTTTCCATCTGATATGTTACATGGTGTTCCCAAAAATACAACTGGTGATATGAGAATATCAATGGCTATTGATGTTCATACGGGTGATGAAGTTCTTTTGAATGCCATTGTTTCCCAAATGCCTAAACGCTTTTTTTACATAAGGTAGTTAGGGCTTAGAATTACCGCAGGTACGGAACCCTTTGGTGTTTTTTCACATTCACAACAATCCCTTACAGACACGAGTTGCTTTTTAGTCGCGTAACATTATATCTAAAAGTATTAACAATACCAATACCAGTAAAAAAGAAGTTAAGTAAATGGTGATAAATCAAATAAACATGGATGATGTATTGAGGGACTTGAAATATCTGAGACGGGACATTAAGAAATTACACGACATTTTGGGATGTGAAAATTTATATGTTCATAAGTTCATACAGAAAATTATTACGAAAGTATGTAAAGGGTCTATGTGTTCAGTGAATGGTAAATTATATGAAGATTTATGCTATGAAAACATAAAACATAGTCCTAAAATTGTGGGGCAAGGTGGTGGTTCTTCACATAAACAAGATATATACACACAAAATGGACATATTGAATGTAAACCTAAAAATTCTCCAGATTGGGGACAATCTAAACTCAATTGGGAAGAAGGTCACTGGGTACCGGTGAATGAAATTTTTCAACGTTATATGGATAGAGTCAATTTTAAACCACCCCCATTTCTAATCAATAAGAAAATGACACACGATGAATGGAGTAAGATTAAACATGATTATAAAGACGAATACTTGCCAGTAGATAATCATGAAATTCAAAATTTCTATAAGAATAAGGGTTGTGCGTACATACAAATAAAAGGGTGCGGATTGTATCATTTGGGAGAAGATCCACTAGAATGGGGAGTTCCCGAATTTAAAGTAGAACAGAGGATACGCATAAGAGTGAAGGTTCATTCCAAGACTGATTCACACTTTTCCGTGACGGCTGCCTTTCAACCCTTAAATATCAAAACACTTGTGCTGAGTGAGTATTCTATAGATGATAGAACACGGCTACCACCTAACCTATGATGACGATTTCAGATGAATCTTTACTTGTATTCATCCCATACGACCATTTTACTTCACGGATTTCGTAATTTTTATACAAATCTCTGATGTAATCACAATTGTTATATGTCATTATCCAGTTTTTTCTTTTGTTTAAAACCTGAAATAATTTTTCATGATTGAAATTTTCATGCATGTCTCCATTTTTTCCATATAATTTGGATTTTTCATTGAGATAATACGGTGGATCTAAAAATATAAGACCCTTCTTACCCTTTAAAAAAATTTCAAAATCCAGATTGTGAAATTCTATATCATTTAGATTGAGATCTTCGGTGCGTTTAATAGATGACTCGGTAAAACGTTTTTTGGAAGATTCGGTTGAAAATCCACCTGAAAGTGTAGCACCACTAAATGAACACCTGTTAATCACAAAGTATTTATATCCTTGTATAAAATCATCTGTATCTTCCATTATTGTGTCTCTCATCGTACTAAATATAGATTTTGATACGACGTTAAGAAGTTTTCGGAGCTCACCACATAATTCAACCTTACGTGTTTGAACAGATTTCCAAAATGATATAAGAGGTTTAAACTTATCATTGACTATAAGTTTCGAGTCATATTTGGTACGTAGAAAAAACTCAAAAGAACCCCCACCAAAAAAAGGAGATATTACAACCGATTTATCAAAACCCTTTTCATTGATAATTTCATCTAAAATATCACACGCTCTCGTTTTACCACCGGGGTACCTAAGAGGTGATTTCATATACTATACACTTTATAAATCTTTAAATCAGATCCTTAGTCGCGTAACATAATATCTTTGGAGAGGTACCGAACTATCTGGTCTATGAGTATCATCCTATACATTTATGGTACGATTTTAAAAGCTTAAACAATAAACGTCATGTATGAATATGAGCGCACTCTCACTTTTTTCAGGGTGTGGGGGTGATACCCTAGGAATGAAGAGTGCGGGATTAGATGTTAAATGGTATTCAGAAATTAAGAAACCGTTTTGTAAAACACATGAATCTAACTTCCCTGAATCTGAGTGTATAGGTACTGATATTACAAAGATACCCGATGAGAAATTCATGGAGTTGAAGGGGGTGTGAAGGTTATTTTCGCTGGGTTTCCGTGTCAGAGTTTCTCAAATGCGGGTAAAAAGCGAGCAGATGACACCCGAGGTCAATTGTATCTTGATTTTGTCCGCGCAACCAGGTGTATCGAGCCTGAATTTATCATAGGTGAAAATGTAAAGGGTCTACTTTCACGAAAAACGAGTACGGGTGAAAATTTCATTGATGTCATTGAACAGGCTTTCAAGGATATTGGGTACACGTGTGAACATAAATTGTTCCCGATTGTGAAGTATGGAGTACCTCAGAAACGTGAGCGTTTGATTATTGTCGGATGGAAAGACCCCGCATATGTACACAAATGGCCGGATGAAGTCGATGTGGATGTTTCCCTCAAGAACATTCTTGAATTCAGTATGGATGGAACGATCGAAGTTCCAAAGGATTTGATCGATAAGGCGGGAGTTGATGAGGATAGTATTTTGATTGGGAAGGGTGAGCCATGTGGAGTAGTTCACCCATATCTCATAGATAGATGTAAACAACGAAACCTAGAATATAATGGAAAGCAAGTTGGTGAATATGGATTTTCGTTTGGTAAGAGAGTTTCAGCGATTCATTGTGAAATTGTTGATATTAAAATGCCTAGCAAAACTATAATATCTACGTACGATCACCAACCCCGTCTATTCGTGGCTCAAAGGGTTGGAAATAAGTATTACTTACGACCGTATACAGTGGATGAACTCAAACAGATACAGGGGTTTCCAAAGGACTATATAATGGAGGGGTCACCAAAGGATCGGGTTGTTCAGTTGGGGAACGCTGTTCCTCCACCTCTGATTCAGAAGATTGTTGAGTCAATCTCTCTTTGATAGCATTACTAGATAGGAACCAGTTGGGACGAGGTCTGGACTTGAAAAATCCAAACGTCGTTGCAAATTTGAATAATTGACCGTAGTCGTAGAGTGACATCATCCCCGACTTCACTGCGATCTCCAAGAGCTTCACCGTCATGCGGAACAGTTCTTGGAAGTTGGAGACATCAGCGGAATTACCCTTAGAACGTAATCGCTCTACACAATCACTCAATTCATCTAGTACGGTGGAATACTGTTCAGGTGTTACATGCTCATCATTTGTAAGCTCATTCGCTTTACATATGTCAACTGATTGTCCGCCGACTCGAAGAAAGATGTAATAGACGTTATCTCCTTTCGGAAGAGTATCATTCAGACAGAAGTTGCCAGATCTACCATTTATCTTCTTACCTTCGTAATCAAAGAGACCGTTAATACCTGGATACTTAACACCACGAATATCCCTCGACTGCTGCGTTCCGGTATACTCGGTGATTGAGCCACCTTCATCAATGATCGCCTGTCTGAGGTGATAGATGTACTCACTCTCAGCTGCTTGAGTCCGACCACCCTGGGTTACAATTCGATTCCAAGGCATTCGAGTGCGAATGCGAGGGATGATAGTTTTATGAATGTCTTCAATTGAGCGGGGGGATGACATTTTTGGATGTTTAAAAATTACAGAAACAAAACGATACTTAGGTCCTTAAAAACACAGACTGATCATTAGATTTAAAATTATAAATTAATACTACTGCTCAGTATTCCAATTGCGTTTTTTGGGTTGACGTCTTTGTATTGGATTTGTGTATGTGCAAACGCACGTGATGACGTTGATACTCTCATTCCGGGGTAAAGAAATAAAAAATACTTACTCATAGTAAGAAGATGTCAGTAGCTGCTCCGTCTTCAAAAAGAGTGTATCATAATTTTCCAGGAACTAACGGTTTTAACTATAGCCATGATTCAGAATGGGTTGATATAGGTGTTGATGTGTATCAATCAAACACTAGAGGAACTGGAATTCTTTTGGAACCGGCAGAATTCAAATTTTATATTCAGCGTCATGTACGATCAGCCAAGAGAATGAGAAATCTGGGGAGAAGGTTGACGAGGAATGCTGGATTGTATACAACCAATGTCCCAAACTACACAAATAACCGTGGTTTTGAAATTTACGTAGGAGATAAAGCTAAGTGGTATAAATGGCCAAAAAGTGAACAAATATCTAATTTGTACCAGTCTTTTCGAACTTACATCTCAAATAACAACTCAAATGCCGTGAAGAACAAAAAACTATCTTTAGTTGAACGAAATCTGTTTAACGCTCTCGGTAGGGCAAAGAATGAGAAGTCTATACGACAAGCTTATTTAAAAGGTGCTCTCAAACTTCACCCAAACAAGGGTGGTGATGCCGAATTATTCAAAAAATTCAAAGCTAAATACATTCTTAAAAAAGGTATATCAAAACAACTTAGGTTACGTTCTTCTACATAAAGAACTTTATTTCAATTGATGTGTGTCAACCGTGAAAGGTTTAAAGACTTATATATAACATATATTAGATATGTATACTCCTAGAGAATCGTACATGCATAAATCTGCTATAGAAACACTCCAAAAGTGGCTCAAAGAATTAGAAGAAAAGGGTGATTATTGTAGTATTGGATTTAATACAGATTGGACTGATCTTGAAGGATATGAGCGAGGTGAGTTAAGTTGGCGCAGAAATAGGGGCAATGGTGGATTTTTGGAATACCCAATTGTGGTGGACAATAAAGTAAACACCGTTCTTAACAATGTTGATGAAATGATAATACCTCACGGAAAAGAAATGGCTGATGGTATCTCACCCACATATGAGCAGTGTAAACAACAAGGTCATCTACCCAGGCGTATGATTGATCTCGTTATTACACATAAGGGGTCACCCGCGTACTTTATAGAAGTTTGTCATAAAAACCCAGTCTCAAAAGAAAAGTTGAAGGACTTGTCTGAATGTGGTGTTGAATGCATCCTTGAAATAGATGCTTCATGGATATTGAAACAGGTTAAAAGACCGGAAGTTCTTAAATTCAAGAGAATATTATTTCCTTGTTGGGATGAACAAGGAAATAGAATTGGTGCCCCCTTTCGGGACTGCTCAGAAACTAATTTAATTACTGAGGAAATACGACGTGGTTGGGATGAAGCTCGGAAGAAGTCACCTTTCTTCAAGAGTGAAATAACAGCATAAACTACCTCAAATCCTTATCCGCCGCTCATGATAGTACGTTGGAGTTCCATGTTTAGTTAGATTGTTTTGATACGACTTAGGTCGCTTAGAGACTTTGAGTGAATGTATGTTAAGATGAGTATTCTGGTAAAACCATACTCAAGATTTGTTGGTGTTCATCACTATACAAAATGTGAAACTGAACATGTCAGATGGTACGAAGTGTATAAAATGTATTGTAGACCCATAAGGAATGTGAACTTGGTAGACATTGATAATAGAACCAATAAACATAATGACATTTTTGAATTACCTGTACAAGATATTACCGAGCATCATATCATAAATTTTAGATACGTACAGAGATGTATAGATTATGATGAACAGGAACTCCCTATCGAACCATATATTTTTGGTCTATGGTTGGGAGATGGAAAATTCATCATCATGTGGATTAACGACCGTAGATTTTACCCCGTGCAAACATTTGGTGTGAATATTAAAAGATAT